TGCAATCGCAGATCCTCGCTGGAAAACTGATGCCGCTTGGCGCACAAAAATGGAACGTCAATGGTTCCAATCTCAGCAAAGAGCCTAAACTCTTGCAATAAGTATCGCTTGCGTGTATTTTGGCCTTAACGGCTAACCGCGCACCGGCCCGTTAGATGTAGTATTCTACTGGTTGGCGCGACCATAACGCGCAAGCGACCGCCCGAACCTCGGATAACGGAAGCGTTTTGTTGAAACCCACTAGGAGGTATCTGCAATGGCGCAGAACGTCACTACGGCGTTTGTTGATCTTTTCGATTCTGAGGTCAAACAAGCGTATCAAGCCGAATCGCTGCTTCGCGGCACGATGCGGACACGCAGCGGAGTAGCTGGAAACACTGTAAAGTTCCCCACAATCGGGAAAGGTGTTGCTACACTTCGCGTTCCACAAACTGATGTCACACCACTGAACGTGACCTATGGTCAGGTAACTGCAACGATGGAAGATTACATCGCGGCAGAATATTCAGACATCTTCCAGCAATCGCACATTAACTTCGATGAGCGCTCTGAGCTGGTTCAAGTCGTATCTAAGTCTATCGCTCGTCGTATGGACCAGATCATGATTGATGCTTTGAATGCTGCTACCGGCACATCTTCTGTTGCTACAACAGTAGGCCCAGGTGGTAACACTGACATGAACATCGAGAAGCTACGCGCAACAGCAAAAGCTCTTAACGAGAAGAACGTACCATCTGAAGGTCGTTACTTGTTGATGCACGCAACACAGCTCGATTCATTGCTCGGTGAACAAGAGATCACAAGCCAAGACTTTGCTGCGGTAAAGGCTCTTGTGCAAGGTGAGATCAACACGTTCATGGGCTTTAACATTTTGACAATGGGTGATCGTGACGAAGGTGGTATTCCTAAGCCTTCAACTCGTACCTGTTTTGCTTGGCACAAAGATTCAATGGGCTACGCTGAGTCAATGGCGCAAAAAACTGAAGTAAACTATGTCCCAGAAAAGACATCGTTCTTGGTTAGCTCCATGTTCTCTGCTGGTTCCGTTTCAATCGACGGCGAAGGCATTGTCAAAATCGCTTGTACTGAAGCATAAGGAGAGTAGACAATGGCATTCGCATCTGCAAACTGGTCAACCGTTGCTGCATCAAAGAGCGGCAGCTCTCCAGCAATGTATAGCTATTCTTCTACTGTTGATAACCAAGCGGCTATTGCCGGCTCTGGTTACTTCGACACAATAGAAGGGCTAATCACTACTGGTGATATGATCTACACATATGGAAGCGATGGGGGCCAGATCCTCATTGCAACCAACACTGCTGGCGTTATCACAACGGCAGTTCTAGTATAAGGTTGGGGGGCTTCGGCCCCCCTTCCCCACTAACAGGAGGGCAACATGGCCGCTGGTGATACCTCACTTTCAATCTGCTCGGATGCTCTTATCCTGTTGGGCGCAGCGCCCATTTCGTCGTTTACAGAGGGTACTGATGCAGCACAGGCTTGCGACAGACTATATCCAGATGTACGCGATACACTCTTATCAAACTATCTTTGGAGCTGGAGCGTAAAGAAAGAGCAGCTTGGCCGTTTATCTACTACGCCAGTAGATGAATGGAAGTATGCTTATCAGCTTCCTGGCGATATGCTCTCAGGCGTTATAGCGTTATTCCGAAGCTCAGGTCTTGGTCAACAGCCTATCCGGTATGGATGGGAAATCTATGGCGATCAGATCTATACCAACTTCGAGCAAGTCTTCATTGATTACCAAGGCTCGGTCGCAGAAAGCAAAATGCCAAACTACTTTGTGCGCTTGCTTCGTACTGCATTGGCCTCTGAGCTTGCCTTTGTGATTACCGATCAAATATCCAAGGCAGATTATTTCCGCGCTCTAACATACGGAACACCGGCTGATAGTGGCCGTGGTGGTCTGATGCGCGAAGCAATGAATGTTGATAGTCGTGGCAAGCCGCCGCAAGTCATCGAGGATTATTCACTTATTGATGTGAGATACTAAAATGCGGATCATCCAGTTCCAAACCAATTTCTCGGTTGGCGAGCTTGATCCGCTTATTCGCGCTCGTACTGATCTACAGCAATATCAGAATGCTTTGGAAGAAGCGACGAATGTTATCATTCAGCCTCAAGGTGGATTTAAGCGCCGTGATGGTCTTGAGTTCGTATATGACTTTGGCTCTACGTTTACAGACTTTAAGGTTATTCCCTTTGAGTTCAGCGTAAACGATAGCTATCTGTTGGTGTTCGTTAATCAGCGTATTTATGTATTTAAAGATGGTACGCTGCAAACAAACATAAACGGCTCTGGCAATGATTACATCACAGCCACAGATATAACTACCGCCATGCTTGATGAGATCAACTACACACAAGCGGTTGATACTCTCATTCTTTGCCATGAAGATCTGCAAACCAAGCGCCTGGTGAGAAACAGCGATACGTCTTGGACGCTGGAGAACTTGCCGTTAATCAATCTGCCGCAATATCCTTATGCGTTTGATACTCACCAGCCAAACTTTACGATTACGCCCAGCGCATCGACAGGAAATATTACGATTACCGCATCTGCCGTAACGACTGACAACGGCACGGCGCAAGGTGGAGGCGCAGATACAATTACGCTCAAAGCAGCAACATCATATACTGTTGATGATGAGCCTAATGGAATGTTCATAACCTTAACATCTGGCACTGGCTCTGGCCAAACGCGTCATGTTGAGGACTATGTTGCATCGACAAAGGTTCTTACGGTTTATCCCGCATGGGATACGGCTCCAGATGCTACAACTCACTACAAGGTCGAGGCATTTGCCCCTACTGCCGTTGGTGAATATGCTCAGGTTCTTAGCACCTTTGGTCGCGCTCGATATGTGGAATATGTATCTGCCACAGAAATGAAGGCCGTTGTTGAGGTCAACTTCTTTGATACCAGTGATATTACTGCCGGCAACTGGGAAAGCGAGCATGGCTATGAGGATGTATGGTCAAACACTCGCGGGTGGCCAAAGTCTGCTGCATTCCATGAGGGCCGGTTATATTTCGGTGGATCTAAGTCGCGGCCCAATACCGTATGGGGTTCTGGCGTTATAAACTACTTTGACTTCAATCCTGGTACTGGCCTCGATGATGAAGCGGTAGAAGCAACGATCAACACCAACCAGCTTAACACGATTGTTAATTTGTTCTCAGGCAATGACTTCCGCATCTTTACAACCGGCGGTGAGTTCGTTGTTCTCCAAACTGGTGATAATCCTATCACACCGGCATCGTTCTTTGTTCGGCCACAAACGCGGCTGGGTGCAAAGGCTGGCATTCCGATTGAGGATCTTAACGGTGCATCTGTGTTTATTCAGCGCCAGGGTAAATCTATCAATGCATTCCAGTTTGGCGATACGACTGCATCGTACCAGATCCAGAATATATCTGCTCTCAGCTCTCACTTGCTAAAAGATCCAACTGACATGGCTGCGCGTCGAGCAGCGTCAACGGATGAGTCGGATCGTTTGTTTGTGGTAAATGCCACAGATGGATCGATGGCGGTGTATTCTATTCTGGTTGGTCAGAACGTGATTGCGCCTAGTCGGTTTACAACTGACGGTGAGTTTATTGCGGTGGCCGTAGAGATTGCTGACGTTTACGTGATCGTAAAGCGCACTATAGATGGCTCTGATAATTATATGCTGGAGAGGTTCAGCCCAGATCTAACGCTGGATAGCGCTAAGAGCGGCGGCGCTGCCGCCTCAGTAAACATGAACCAGCTAGAGGGTGAGACTGTATCAATCATTCGTGATGGGGTTATTGAGCCCACTCAAGTCGTGCCAGCATCGCCCTACACGATTACCTTCGCAACAGCGGCAACCACTAGCTATCAGGTGGGCTTGGACTACACTGTAACAGCTCGGACAATGCCAGCGGAGCCGGTGCTATCTTCTGGCTCGGTGCAAGGATTTAAGAAGCGGATCATTCAGGTTGATGCTATTATCAATGATACGCAAGATATGACTATCAACGGCAAGCAAGTTTCCTTTAGGAACTTTGGCGAGGATGTGCTCGATACAGCGGTGCAACCGTTTACCGGCACTAAGACTGCTCACGGCTTGCTGGGATATACTGGCACTGGACAAATAACGATAAGCCAATCTGTGCCATTGGCCATGACCGTTCTGGGTCTTGAGTATCGTTTAAGTGTGGGGAATTGATATGGCTGTTTTAGCTCCATTAGCAACAGCAGCAACAGGGTTAGCAGCCAGCGGTGGCTTTCAGCTTGCCTCTGCTGCGGTTTCTGGTCTTGGTCAAATGGCAGCGGGTGCTGCCCAGCGCAGACAATATGAGGCGCAAGCAAGACAAGCAGAGCTTCGCGGTAGATCTGAAGCCATTGCATATAAGCAAAAAGGCGCTGACGCTCTACGCAATCTAAACGAAACGCTTGCTGCAATTATTGCTCGTGCTGGTGCCGGTAACGTTGATCCCACATCTGGATCTGCCGCAACGTTGCAAGGCTTCGCAATGGGTGAGGGCGTAAGAGAGTTTAATGTTGCTGCTGACAATGCGGTTATGGCTCTCGGCCAAGCAAGCACACAGGCTGGTATTTACAAGCAAGCGGGTCAAGCTGCACAATTAAGCTCTTTCGTTGGCGCTGCCGGTACACTCGGACAGGGTGCATACAGATACGGACAATTAGCATAGGTTAAGACATGGCTATCCTTCCCAGATATCAGCGCATTGGTTTACAAACCAGACAGCCACAACAGATGGACTTTGCGGCTACGCGCGAGCAGGCAAGGCTCGGCCAGACTATTTCTCAGCAAGTAGATCGCATGTCAGACTTTGCCTTCAAACAGGCCGCTCAAGCAGCGGAACTGCGTGGGCAAGAGCGTGTGCGCGAAGAGGGTGCTTTGCCTACTCTGGAGGCGCTGCGTGAGGCCGGTGGGCCTACCACAATAGCAGAGCGTGCCGCATCTGATGCTGCTAATCGAATTGCTGTTGTTGAAATCGAAAGCTTGGCAAAGCAGGACATGCAGAACCTTGTTCGTGATGCTGATAAAAACAATATGTCTATGTCTGCATTCCAAGCATCTATGGCAGATATTCAAGATGGATATGCTGCTTCTATGCAAGCGGTTGATCCGGTTGCTGCCGGTGTGCTGTCTGCCCGTCTAGGCGATAGCGCAATGACCTATCAAGGTCGCTATTCCGATATCTCATTTAGAAAAGCTGAAGCTGCTGCAAAAGAGCGTGTAACTCAGATCGTTTCTATTGGGTCTCAGGAAATACTTGATAGCGCAACACAGCCAGGCGCAACGAGAGAAAGCATCGAGGCCGCTGGATCTAAGCTCTTAGCAGATCAGTTAGAGCTTGGCGTAAAGGAAGAAAACGCCCGTAAGGTTGTTGACGCAACTCTCAAGCAAGCCGTTAGGCAGAACCGCCTATATCTGTATGACAATGCCGATAGCATTGGCGCAAAGCAGTTATTGCTAGAGGAATATGAAAAGAACCCTCTGCCTGGTTATACCTATGAGCAGAACAGATCGTTTATGATCTCGCTGGAGAATAATCTTAGCTCTGAGGTAAAGCGCGAACAGCAGACATCTCTCAGCAATCTCAATGACGCTATAGTTGTTCTTGGCGTTACCGGCGAAGCCCCAGAAGGCTACGAGTTCAACGAAGGTGCAATCGATCAGATCTTCCCACCAGAGCAAGCTGCTGCCTACAAGGAGGCATGGGCTGATGCAAATGAGGATGTTCTTAATCGTGGCGCTCTATCAAATATGTCACCGGCTCGCGCTGAAGAAATAACACAGGAACTACTTGCTGAGGTAAGCACATCCCCAGATCCCGCTAAGGCATCGAGGCGCCATATTGAATGGGTGGAGGCTGTTGCCAGTAGAAGTGATGCGCTTAAAAAAGATTCGGGGCTTTTTGTGGCTCAAACAAATAAATCTGCTGCCGGAATGATTGAGGACATTCAGGGCATGATAGCCGATGGAAACATTGGCCTCGCAGCAGAGGGAATTTTAATTCTTAATGATATAGCCCAAACTCAATTCGATAGCATGGAAACTCCTCCAGCCCAAAGAAATATAATGCCAAAGGCTTTTGCTTCTCAAATGGTAAATATTATTCAAGGAATTGAGACAGACATTGCCCCTCGCGTATTTTCTCAGATTACATCTAGCCTTGGAAATGTTGCGCCTAAATTTATTGAAGAGTTGAGGGCGCAAGGAATGCGTCCAGAATATGTGCAATCATTATATGTAAACGATGTTAATGTTCAAAAAGAGCTTTTAGATATATCCGTCCGAGACATGAAGGAAATTAAGGTTGGCTTGGAGACTCCCGATATAAACGATGTCAGAAGATCAATTAACATGCTTGTTGCAGATTATCGTGAGGGCTTTATGGCTGGCGGCGGCAATACCGGCGAGCAGATATTTAACGAGCAGTATATGGTTATTGAAAAAATGGCCCTAACTAGGCTCAAAGATGGATATGATCCTGTTGATGCTGCCGAGCATTCTGTTGCCGACATTATAAAAGAGTTCGATCAGGTGGTTCTTAACAGACAGGGCAAATATGTAATTCCATTTGAATTTGATGCCGTGGTTGTAGAGCAAAATGCTTCTATGTTTTTTAATGAGCAAGTTCTCAGAATGCTTGACCTACAGCCACTAGATTCCTCAATAGATCCTGATTTTGTTGATGAGGCTATAAGCATTGCTGCAATTTCTAGCAACGGGATGTGGGTAAACAATAGCACCGGAGATGGCCTAACTTTGCACTATTCGGTCAATGATGAATTGCTTCCCGTTCTCAGCAGGGATGGATCTGAATATGAAGTTAAGTTCTCAGAAATGTCTCGAATACTAAATGAGATGTATGCGAAAACTCCAGAAGGTACGGGCGATCTTGATGAGGCAGCGGGTTATTTGAGGGAAAGCAGAAAGATAATTAGAGAGCAAACGGGTGTAGGTCGTGCGCCCCTTCAGGTCGAGGTTGATGAAGCGACTGGATTTGCTGCTGAATCAGAGGCGTTTGCTACCGGAGCCAGGACAACAGAATGAGAGCTAGACCGCTCATAACAGAAAACAGGGTTGCTCGCTTAACGGCTGGAGATGATATTCGCGTTTCTCTGGGTCGTGCTGTAACTGAGATGGCTGGTACGCCAATGACCGGTACGTTGATTTCTCGTGCATTTCAGCAGGGGCAGGCGGCAACAACAGCACTTACTGAAGATCAGCGCGAGCAGTTTGCACAAGCAGAGCGTGATCGTCGCAATCTGCAAGCGGCTATTGAGTACGATCTGGACACAACGACAGATCCAGTCCAACGCGAAGAGCTGCTTTCTAAGCTCGATGGTCTGTATCAAGAAAGCCAAGGCCAGAAAGATGCGCTGTTTCAGCAAAGCATCGAAGAGGGTCGGCTATCAACGCCAGAGGATCTTACTGAGCAATACGGTGATCTTCTGACATTTGATGAGCCTATGACGCAAGAAGAGGCCCGTCTGCTTTATGATGGCAAGAAAGAAGAGGTTATGCGTAATGCTATCATCTCTCGCAGCCCAACAGGGTTCTTGCCTGGCGTTGCTAAGTTTGGTGGCGGTATGCTGGCAATGGCAACAGATCCGGTTGAAGTTGCCACAATGTTTATTCCTTTCGTTGGTCA